TTGTGGAAGCTCTGGCGCTCGGCAGCGGCCCAGTCCTGTTGCGCCTGGCCCATCGCGTCCACACCGGGGGTGGGCAGCGGCGCGTTGGGTATCGGCTGCATACCGCCCGGAGGCGCGGGCAGGTGCTGCACCATCTGCTGACCGGCGAGCGCCTCCTCGGGCATGAGCGTGTAGTTGAGCTTGTCCATCGGCGCGACGATGCCGCGCCCGTGCACCTCGCCCGTCTCGGGCGTGTAGTTGATGTGGTGGATGGGCGCCTGGCTGCCGGCGGGGCTGGCGACCATGTGGAAGCCGCGCGGCTCGCTGCCCAGATAGCTCTCGGGCATCTCGACCTGGGTGCCTTTCGGGCTGCCTTCGACACCCGGCGGCAGCATCATGCGGCTGGCCATGTCGTAGCGCCACAGGTTGCGGTTGGCTTTCTTACCAGGCGGAACCCACATCAGCCGCTACCTCCGGGCAGATAGATTCGAGGCGTGTCGAGAAGCTCTCCGGTAACCCCGTCGAGACGCCGCGTGATGCCGAAGCCCTCGGGCCCGATGGGTCCCATGACCTCGATCACCTCTTCAGGAGCCATAGATCCCACCAGATGCTTCGCACGGAACTCGGCGCTGCCGGGCTCCATTGATCCCAGTTCGGCCAGGTGGTCGATGTGCGCGTCTCCGGTTCCCCCCAGCGAGCGGTGGATGTGGGCGTCCTGATCGGCGTGGCGCGCGGTGCGCGCCTTCTGGGCAGCCTTGCGCTGTTCCTCCAGCTTGCGGGTGACCCGACGCGAGAACTCACGCTCGGCCGCGCTATCGAACACGCTTGTGGAATCCGTTGGCGTAGGCCGCGACGGCGCGCGCCGCCGTGTCGTCGAGCGGCACGTCGCCGCGCGCGATGAGCCCCATCAGCGGCTCCAGCCGGCGCATCTGCTCGGGCTCCGAGATCGGCTGGGTACCGATGGGCGTCTTCTCGGCCCGGGGCTCCTTGTCGAGCAGCACGAACGCGCGCGGCACTTCGCCCATCAGCTTGCGCATATTGCCAGGCAAGCTTATGATCCCTCCTCGTGCAAGCTGATAGAGAAACGTTGCTGCGCTTCTGGGATCACGTCTCCCTGCCCGACGGCTGCTGGGTGTGGAAAGCCTCGACGTTCGACACCGGATACGGACAGTTCAAGTTCGGTGAGCGCACCGTGCGCACTCACCGTTTCCTGTGGGAGCAGGTCTATGGCCCTATCCCGGACGGATTGGACGTGCTGCACCACTGCGACAACCCCCCGTGCGTTCGCCTCGATCATCTGTTTCTGGGCACCGACCAGGACAACTCCGACGACAAGGTGGCCAAGCGACGCCACGGGTTCGGTGAGCGGCACCCGCGCGCCAAACTGACCGACGCGCAAGTTGCCGAGATTCGCGCGCGCCGCGCAGCGGGCGAGCGACCCTACAAGCTGGCACGCGAGTTCGGCGTCACCTACATGCAAATCTGGACGCTTACTACCGGACGCCAGCGCACGTAGCATCAGTCTCCGACCTCCGAAAGCGCCACCAGGTCGCCGCCCGTTTTGTCGCTGACCTTGATGCCCAGCGCGCGCACCAGGTTGACCATCGGCATGACGTTCCTGGATTCGACCTTGAACGAGCGCACCGTGTCCCAGTCCGGAGCCTGCTCCGCCGCGACGACATACATGTCGTCGCCGCGCCCGACGTAGACCGCCACGCGAAAGGTAGGCGCGGCGGGAACCTCGCGCGCCTCGCCGTTGATGTAGGGCTGGTTGCCGTACTCGCGCGCACCTTCCTGGCGCACGCGGTCGATCATCTGATGGACCTGCGGGTCGGCCGAGATGACGTGGGGCTCCTGCATCCAGGGATGGTCGTAGCGGCGATTGGGGACGTGGTCTTCGCCACACTTGAAGCACGGCGGCGGCGGCATCTTGGAACGATACGCGGGCGTGCCAGGGATCGTCGCCAGGTCGTCCACACTGCGCACGCCGTCGGGGGTTGGGATGGCCTGCTGCGCGGCGCGCATCGACTCCGGGTCCAGGCTGGGACGGGCCGCGCGCAGCATCGCCATCGGGTCCATCGCCATGCGCCTAGCCTACGGGACGGGTGCCGCCCAGTCCAGCGGGCGTGGCGCGCGTGGGCGAGCCCGCCGAACGCGCCTGCTTGGGCCGCGTAGCGGCTGCCATGTCGTTACCGGGAGGACGGCCGGGCGGCTGCCCCAGCGGGCTCTGCGCGGGCAGCGCCACACCGCCCCCGCTGGGTCCGCCTGCCGCCGGCGGCTGGATGGTGCCGCCCTGCGGCGCCAGCGGGCTGGTCTGCGACTGCTGCTGGGCGAGTAGTTTCTGGCTGAGCGCGATGAAGCGCTCGCTGTCTTCGCCGAACCAGTTCTTGACGCGCTCCAGGCCGACCTGCTCGATGACGAACGGCAGGCTGTCCACCGCTTCGCGCACCAGTTCGTCGAGCCACTCCTGCGGATTGTCGGTCGCGCCGCTGAGTTCGATGGATTGGCGGTGTGGAATCCACTTGTTGGCCTGCAGCGCCTGGAGCGCCTTCCACTGCTCCAGCAGCGCGGGGTCGAGCCGCCGGCCCAGGCTGACCTCGAAGCCCTCCCAGTAGCCGTCGATGTCTTCCGGCTTGACAGTCACCTCGCCCATGTCTTCGCCGTCTTTGGTCTTGCCCGGCACGGGTAGGGTCAGCCGGTCGCCGAGCATGAGTTCAAGCTCCATGCTGGCGATCTCCAGCGAGCGCTGCAGCATGCGCGTCAGGCTGTCTTTGGCGGATTCGATCTTGAGTGTCCGCATGGACTGAACTGCCCAGAGTTGCTGCGCAGAGCGAGTGCCCTCTGCGCTGCGTGGACCCTGAGCGACACCGTTGCGCTGGATGTAGCTGTCCATGACGGCAGTCGTGCGCAGCAGTTCGTCAGGAACGGGCTGTCCTTCGAGCATCTGCAGATACTCGCCGATGCGCTGGTCCATTGGAATGTACTGCCCGGGCCGAATCTGAATCTCGCGTCCATCCTTGGTCCACCCCAGATACGTTCGCCAGGCGTTGATGGCCAGCATCCACACCTGCATGGTCAACACGTTCGACTCGATGGGGTACAGCCCGGCGGCGTTGGTCAGCATGCCCCGGTAACGGCGCTCCATGTCGTCGAAGGTGAGTTCCCGGAAGGGTGCGATCAGGTAGGGAATCTCCGGATAGCCGTGATCCACGACGCCTCGGAAGATGCCGTCGCCGCCCACCGGGAACAACGGGATGTCGTTCAGGATCAGGCACCGCCAGCGCCCGCGCCACACGTCGTCCACCCAGATGTCCTCGTCGGGGTCCATGCCGCGCGTGGCTTCGCGCACGCCCTCGGGGTACATCTTCAGCCACGCCGCCTGCGCCTCGATAACGCTCGTCTGGTAGTGCTCGACGACGACCAGCAGTTCGCCCTCGTCGCTCTCCCGCCACCTGACGATGCGCGGGTCGCGGCGCTGCCAGACAATGGGGTTCTTGCGCCGGTGGCGGACCTCCCAGGCGTCTTCCTCGTCGTCTTCCTGGAACGCGCTGACGCGGGCTTCGTAGGCTTCCTCGCTCTCCTCCTCGGCGCGCTCGGGCGGCTGCTCGGAGCGGCGCAGGTCGCCTGGCTTCTCCGGCCACAGCGTACGGTCCACCATCACCCGGCCGACGCCGACGCGCTGGATGACCATGTCGGTGGCTATCTGCCGGACAAAATCCTTACGTCGCCGCCACGAGTAGAGCATGGCCTTGCCGAAGCGGGTGAGCTTGTCGGCCTGCTTGCGATACTTCTCACGAGCGCGAGCCGGTCGGACGTGCACAGAAACGTCCGGAGGTACCAGGCTGTCGATAGCGGCATCGGCGTCGGACGGAGCGCTACCGGTCTTGACCGCCAGACGCCCGCCAGGCGACTCGACATCAAATGCCTGGAAGTACAGATCGGCCTCGGCTTCCTGTTCCTGGTCAAGGTCCCCCCACTGCGCCTGCAGGTGATCTCGCCAATACACCATGTCGTTGAACGTGGGCATCTCGTCGATGTTGAAATCGGGCATCAGGCGCTCGCCAGGTAAGAATAGCTCGCGTACACGTCCGTCTCGGGGGGTCGGACCGACTCCAGGAAGGTGCGCATGCGCGCGTTAGGAGTACCCTGCACGGGCGTCGCCTGGTCCAGTCCCACCTGGCGGCGGTCCACCTCGCGGTCGTCCGCCTGAACGATGGATTCCAGGTAGTTGTAGCTGAGCGGGGCGTTCTCGCCCTCGAAGCGGTGTTTGGTCCACAGGTAATAGCCCCAGGCGTCCATCGAGTGGTTCATCCAGTCGCGGGGCTTTTCCTGAAAGTTCGTATTGATATTCCGGCGTTTGTTGTAACTGTAGCTTTTGAACTCGGTAATTGTGGCGGTGCAATGACGATCAACGAGGACGTGAGCACACGATTTGAGCCAGTTCAGCGTTTCCCCCGACAGCTTGTCGTCGGCCAGCGACTCCTCGACCTGGATGAGGAGCGCGCGCTGTTCCTCGGGGGGCAGCGCGTAGTCCGTATCCGGCTCCATCCCCATTTCAGCCAGGACGAAATTGACGCGCTTGCGGTAGAAGTAGTAGAAGCGCACCGGGTCCCGCAATATATTCCGAGCGAGGGGGAGCCGCTCCCAGATCTCCGGCTTCTCCGGCACACTGTAGGCAGGGAAGCCCATCTTTTCCCAGCGGCGCATTTCTTCGGGTTGAGCGCTATCCACGATCACGTCCGTGACGTTGCGGACCTCGAAGCGCGGCATCAGCGCGTCCTCGCTGGAGATGCGCTCGGCGTCGCACCAGGGCCGCTGCACAAGCTGGGGAATGATCTCCTCCGTGCTTACGTGCGTAGCGTAAAACTCGTCAACGACCTCGTGATGGTCTGGATAGGTCTGGATGACGAGCACCGCATACGGGTTGGAGCCGCCACTGGGGTCTACCGCGAGCGTAATCGGAAGTTCTGGGTTGAACGGGCAATCGCCTACGTGGACCTTCTCTTTGAACTCCGGGAAGACGCGCTCTCGCGCGGACGCCGGAATACCACCAAACTGCTCCAGGAACTCAATCGGGTCCATCTCCTTCTGAGCCTGCACCAGCGCCGGAGTGTGCCGGCCCTGCGGAAAGGCAAAGAAGTTGATGTCGTAGGACGCGTCCTGGAACAACTCCCAACTGGCCTCGGTACCGCTGCGCGCCATCTCTGCACGCGCATCGAGGGCCTTGGCGTGGAAAAAGTCGCCCTCCCCCTCCCACGACGAAATCAGTAGCGCCTGCCCGTTGCGGTCCGTGAGCGGCGGGAGGATGGCGCGCGTCCAGGCTTCGGGGAGTACCTGCGCCGCCTCGTCGATGATCGCCAGGTCAATCGCCGCGCCGGCCGCCGACCAGATGTTGTCAAGCGAGATACCCTCCAGGCGCGCGCCGTTGTCGAGCACGACCAGCTTCTCCTGCACCGAGTCGCGCAGCATGCGCGTCTGCAGGCCCAGGTCGCGGATCGTTTCGACGACCTTGTCGAATGCGCGCGAGACAAGCTTCATCGTTGGCGCGGCGAGCCAGATCCAGGAGCGGGGTCTGGAGTAGGCGGCGGCGACGGCTTCCATTGCAGCGTGTGTCGTCTTACCCCCGCGTCTACCCCAGGCCACGATCCTGAACCGAGCACGGCTGCGCGCCAGGGCCTGCTGGCCGACCCAGTGGCCCGACACGCCGTGCGTCTGCCACGTCTCGGTTTCGGCCTGCAGCGCGTAGTACGCCAGCAGACGCTGGTCGGGCGTGGGCAGGCTGCCGCACTCGCGCGAGCGTGCGAACAGCTTGAGGCGCGCGTCGGTGTCCTCGGGCACGAACAGCCCGTGTGGGGTGTAGTTCAACTCCCTGAAGACGCGCAGCCGTTCCTCGGGCGTGATCTGCTGGAACGGCACCAGCCGCGCGTCAGCACGCTCCAGGAAGTCCTGCAGGAAGCCCTTCTCCTTGGTGGCGGCTTTGCCCAGCCGAGCAAACTCTAAACCGGCTAATCCAGGAATCTCAGTAGCAACCATGTAAACTACTCCCTGGATGATTGTCGCCAACCTGCTTAGTCGCCTGCGCTGGTCGCGCTATCTGCGCTCGCACACGGATCGTTCTGGGAATTGTTGGATATGGACGAGCACGAGGATCAACACGGGCTACGGACTGACAGGCTCGCGCCCCAAGCGTTTGTTGGCACACCACGCGGCCTGGCTGGCCAGTCACGGCAGCTTGCCCCAACCCGTAGAAATCGACCATACCTGCCATAACGAGGACGCCGAGTGCCTCGGCGGACGCACGTGTCCGCACAGGCCCTGCGTCCGCCCCAGCCACTTGCGCATCGTAAGCCATCAAGTCAACGTGCTTTCAGGTAGGGGGACATCTGCGCTGCACGCGCGCAAGACGCACTGCCCACGCGGGCACCCCTACGACGGAGCAAACACCTATGTGAGCCCCAAGGGGAGTCGCGAGTGCCGTATGTGCCGCAAGGCTCTCTGGCAAGCGTGGAGTCAGTCGAGGTCAATCAGCACTGCTTGATCTTGGTCGGGGCTTTCTTCGGCGCGATGCGCGTCACCATGCTGGTGCCAGGCTTGCCGACTCGCCCACCACTGGAGTTGCCGGTGCGTTTGATTGGCGGCATTAGAACGGACTCCTTCTGGTTTTCTTGGTAAAGGGATTACCTTTGGGAGCTTCGGAGGGAAGCTTGGCGGTTCCGGATTTGGGTTTGTCACGCTTGGCTGGCCCCACCTTTGCTTTCCCGCCGCCCTTTTTGAACGGGGTGAACGGCACTAGTACTTGCCTCCGCGCTTGCTGGACGGCACGCGCCCGGTGCCGGCTTTGATCTGCGGCACGCAGCGGCTGCCGCTGCCGCCCTTACTTCCCTTTGCCACTCCGGTGAACTCCTTTCTTGAAGCCCTTGTTGAGCGCGGCGTTGGAAATCGCCGCCGCACTGGACTTGGACTTGCCCTCGCGCTTCAACGCCTCATAAACCGCCGGATTCTTGACGCTCTTCCCATGCGGAAATTTCTTGGTGTAGCCTGGACCGGGCATCTAATGGAGCACCCCCTGCGACACTTTGATCAGCACCAGCACAATCGTGCCGAGTATAAACGCGGCGCCCAGCAGCATGACCAGACACGCGATGGGGTCTGGCGGATCGGCCTGCGGATAGAACTTGCGGTGGGGCGGGACGCGGCGCGGTTGATGCCGGAATTGCCCCAGGATAATGTGCGGGTCATCGGTCGAGCCAGACTGCTTGCCATGAGCCTGCCCACGCCTGGAACTGCCCCGGCGTGATCTCGTCCCATATGTTCCTGTATCCCGGTGCACTATTGGCCACCCACAGGGCGCCGTTGCGCGTTCCCCGGATAGCCACAAAGTGATACCAACTTGTGCTGTTCAAGACACCCGTCGTGTCGCTGCAGATTTGCCATGCGCGCGCCCAGTCTACCCACTCCTGGTGGGCGACCAGACCGTGCTGGGCGAACATGTCCAGTAGGCAGCGCGTATCGGCCAGACCGACGCTCGAATTGACGCACGACGGGTAGCCGATCTCGCCCGCCGTCTGCTCGCGCGCCTGGTCGGAGACGCCCGTCGCGGCGAGCACCCACGTGCTGGCACAGATGCTGCACGTCCAACTGAACGCCTGCGGAGGCATCTCCAGGGCTCGGTGGCTCTCGAAGTGGGGCCACCAGCCCTGGTCAGGCTCGGCGTGCGCGCGGCGCGGCGGCGGGTAGCGGATCATCCCAGGTAGATCGAGCAGTCGCACAGGCCCTGCACGCCTTGCACCGTCTCCGAATCGGTGTACTGCCAGAAGGTGATATGGCTCCAGTTCGGCGGCGGGCTGGGGGTCTTGTCCTGGTACGCGGCCAGCCACAACTGCCCCGCGAAAGCGGCCTCCACCTCGGCGTCGGCCAGCCCGTGGCTGCGCATGAAGTTCGGGTTGCTGTACAGAAAAGGAATGACGCCCAGCCGCTGCTTGACGACCTCAGCCCAGGCGATAGCCCAATCCGACAGGTCGCCGCTGCCCGCTTCGATGTCGAGCACCACCAGGTCGTCGTTCATCACCCGGCCCATGTTGGCCGCGAACCACGCCGCCTCGGCCTGCGCCGCGTTCTCGTGAGGACGCGAGAAGTGATAGGCGCCGCGCACGTTGAGCACCAGCATGTCCTGCCAGTTAGCCGAGAAGTACGGATTCAGATAGTCCGTCCCCTCGGTGGCCTTGGTGAACGCGAAGGTACACGTCTGCCTGACTTTCTGCCAGTCGGGGTAGCCCTGATAGCTGGCCACGTCGGGGCCCATGTCGCCCGCCTCCAGCGGCAGCCCGCCGGGGGGTACGGGCGTACTCCGAGCGCCGGGCGGGAAGTAGATCGGGCTGAACGGGCTCACACCACCTTCAACAGCAGCAGAACCAGAACCACGACGATGATCAGGCCAACGATACCGATGCCGCCGCCTATCGCATAACCGCCGCGCGAGTAGCCGTAGCCGCCACCAAGCACAGCGAACAGAATGACGATGATCAGGATCAGAACGAGTGGGTCCATTCAGACCAGTCTTGCAATTGCCAGACCCGCGATAAGCAGACCGACCTTGAGTTCCACACCCCCGATGGCCATGAATACGATGTCAACGACCAGCACCAGCAGCGCGATGAGCGCGCCGAAGGTAACCCACACCGGGGCTGTCTGAGAGACTCTCATGCCGCTCACTCGACCGTCGCCCCGTTGCTGGCGTCCCACTTGATCACGTAGCCGCTGGAGAACGCCATCTGCACCCCGCCCGTGTCCGGGTCGGGAAGCTCACCGGTGATCGGTACACCGAGTGGGTTGCCGTCGGCTTTCTCCTCCAGCCACTTCTTGACGATAGCCGTGTCCGGGTTGAAGACCAGCCCCTGTACGATGCTGCTCCACACCGCCTGATTGCCAACGTCTGACAAGTCGATTACCCTCCCCGGTAGCTCATGAGGTCGTAAAGGTCATCGTCGGGCCGTTGATCGGCTGGCCCACGGTGTCCCCCCCACGCGGCGAGAGCGTGGTCAGCATCGCCACGGCGTACGCCCAGTACTGGCTGGCAGGCACCAGGCCCTTGAGGTCGAACACGAACGTGGTGCCCGGCGTATTGTTCTGCTGCACCGGAGTGACTGACTCGAACGTGCCGGTACCGCGTTTGCCGTACACCACGCGCACCGCCGCGCCGAAGTTGGCGACCTGCACCGACAGGCGCGCCGTGGTCGCGGTCACCAGGCTGCTGGTCATCGCCCCGACGTTCGCGTTCTCCTGGCCGACACCCGCGCGCGACCAGGCGTACGTCTCCCAGCCGTACAGCCCCAGATTGGGTTTCAGATCCCCAACAGCCATCTCAGACCCCCCTACGAATGTGGGCCGTGTTGGGTACGAGATCGCCCGGACTTTGCGAGTCGATCTCGGTGGCCCTGACGCGAACGATATACTCGGCGGGGTGCTCGTCGGGCAGCGGCGGCACACGCAGGTCCTGGACGTTGTCCGGCGTGCCCAGCGGCGGCGGCAACTCCTCGACGGCCATCAGGTGCTCTTGCTGTTCCACTGCGACCAGGTGTACGTGCTCCAGTTGCCTTTCTGGCCAGCGGCCGGCACGGCCGCGTCCATCGGCCCGGAGAACGAGTAGAACCTGACCGGCACGGCGTTGCCCTTGACCGTGGTGCGCGCCCCGAGCAACTGCACGAAGCCCTGGTAGGAGCGCAGCGCCAGCCCCGTGGTATCGGTCGCGTCCAACCGCAGCGAGAAGCCGAACACCTTGCCGGTGTGGTCGCCGGCAGGGAATGCGCCAGCGGCGATGTTGTGCTTTGTGAGCGCGCTGCCCTCCAGCACGGCGGTCGAAGTGGTAATGGACGGATCGTTCTGCGACCACCAGTCCATCGCCATCTTGCATGCCACGTCGGTGTCGAACTGGACGCTGAAGGTGCTGCTGGTAGGGATCGCCTTGACGTTGGAGATGGTAATGAACGGAATGCCATACGCCGTGCCCGCCGGAGGGGGCGTGATGGCTTGCGGCTCGACCTCGGTCATGCCAGCGGCTCCGTGGTGGGCTCCTCCTCCGTCACGACAGGCTCCGCCTCCTCGGCGCGCAGATCCTCACCCGTAACCGCCGTGGGGCCCGGCTGTTCGACCGCGCCCACGCTCTCGGGGGGCCGGATGTTGGGTCGATTGGGCACGATGTCGCTCGGGCCGGTGCTCTCCGCGACGGTGTGGCTTTCGCGATACACCTGCTCCGCCAGACTCTCCGGCACAGGCGGAGCTTCGATGGGCGGCGGTGGCAGCGTCTCCTGCGGCACGCCCCCCTCGGGAACCTCCTGCGGCTCGTCAGACGGTTCGACGGCGAGCGGCTGCCCCTCGGTATCGACCAGGCCCTCGTCCTCGGTAGAGGTCGTCTCTTCTTCGGTCATGTCCGGGCTCCTTAGATGCCGATAATCCGGCTGATAAAGGTCATGTCCACCTGATCGAGCGCGGTGTCGAGATCGCCGATGGCGCTCTTGATGGTAGCTTCCTGGTCGGCGGAAAAGTAGTACGGCGCGCCCTTGAGGTCGGTCACGTCCAACCACGCGTGGTCCTGGTTGATGGTCACCTTGCTGGAGGCAAAGCCCCGGAGATGGGTGCCGATCAGCCCGTTGATCTCGTCGGCGTTCTTTGGCTGAGTGCCGATGGTCGGAGGCGGGGGCGGAGTTTCAGGAATGGTCATGCGTTCTCCAATGCAGCGAGTCGGCTAGATAGCTCGCGAATTGCGCTCCACAACACGGGTACCAGCGCCCCGTAGTTGATGGCTGCCGGGTCGCCCTGCTCGTCCAGGCTGACCACCTCGGGAATGACCTCGCGCATCGCCTCGGCACCAAAGCCCAGATACCGCGCGTCATCGAGGTAGGTGTACGCCAGCGGAGTCACGCGCTCGTCCAGCACCGCAGCTAGCGACGCCGGCTGACTGAGCGGGCTCAGGTCGCGCTTGTTCTTGAGTGTCGAATTGACGGTAAAAGCTGAGGCGTTAATCGGCACGTACGCTGCCGCCGCATTCTGGACGTGCATGGCGGTTGTACGGGTGACCACTATTCCGCCGGTGGCATACAGCAGCAAGTTCGTGCTGTCGCTCGTGACCGCTGTGGTGGTGTTGATCAGATACAGATTGCCACTGTTAGACTGCAACTGGCCGCCCACTTGAAGGCTGGTATGCGTGCCGCCCATCTGCACGAACCCGCCAGCGATGCAGTGGAAGTCGAAATAGGTATTCGCCGCAGGCGAGTAGAACCTGAATATTCCGGAGTTCCCTGCGCTGCTTAGCTGGCACAGCGACGACGTATCCCAGTAGAGGGCGTTCGTAGTGTCGCCGCACCGAAGGACATAGCCGGCAGTCCCCACTGACAGATAGCCGGTCGATAGCGTCAGAGCGCCGTTGTTGTCCAGCGTCATCTTTGAGTTGAGGGTGATCGGATTGGCACCGGACGGCGCGGTGTACCAGTAGAACCCACCAGAGTTGTTCATCTGCATCACCGCAACTGCCTGCGCGACATCGAAGCGCTGCCAGGCCGAACCGTCGTGATAGGCGTTGGCTCCAATCTGGACGCTGAGCTTGCCCTGCACCATCACATGCGCATTGGAGGCTCGGATGTCCAGCCACTGGCTCTGCGCCGGATTCGCCCGAATAACAGGCCAGTTCGGAGCGCCCGCCGGGCCGATCCTTAGCTCGCCACCCATCTCGATGTTGCCGCTGGTGACGAAGTACTGCCCCGTGACCGGACCGCCAGCGGTGACCGACAGGTTGGTGCTGATGCTGCCGCCGAACAGGATGTTGCCGCCGACGTACATGGCACCATTGACGCGCAGGTCGTAGGCAGGATCGGTGCCTGCGCCCACCCCCAGCCGCAGGAACGTGGCGTCACCGGAGGTCTGCTTGACGTTGGTGCCAAACGTCACCTGACCCGAGATAGGCGCGGTATTGAAGCCCACCGCGCCGACAAGCTGGCTGGTGCCAGCGTTGTACAGGCCGATGTTGGTGGTCGCCGCGCCGCTCTGGTTGGCGATGTAGATGCCGTAGGCGTTGGTGATGCCGCTCTTGCCCTGGTTGGCGACGAACAGGCCGTACATGCCGGTAACCGTCACGCCCGCGCCCACGGTCGGCGCGTCGGCGTAGAAACTCGCGCCTGCCGCCACGGTGCGGCTGCTGGCCGCAAACGTCGGCTGGAGGTAGACGGCGAAGTTGTTGCCCGTGCCGGAGGTGCTGAAGGTCAGCGGCGCGTAGAAGGCGAACTGGTTCGCACCGGTAAGCGTCGGCTGGAAGATCAGGCCCGAGTACGCCACGGGTGCGGTGCCGATGCCGACATTGCCGACGAATTGCGCCGTACCGCCCACCACCTGATTGCGGCCCAGGTACAGGTCGCGCGGGCGCTGCCCCGAAGTCCCGATATCGACGCTGTTATCGACAGCGGGTTGGAAGCTACCGTCCGACTTGAGGATCCGCCAGCGCGTGCCGTTGGTGGTGTCGCCCAGGCCCAGCAGTGCTGAGGGCGTCCACACGTTGGAGGCGTTGACCGTCGGCGCAGTCAGACTGCTGCCCACGTAGACGTTGGCTGGGCGGTTCGCGGCCGAGGCCCCGATGTCGTACGCGTTGTCGGCACTGGCCAGCAGGTTGCCGCTGGAGCCGCCGATGTACCAGCGCGAGGTGTTGCTGGTCAGAAACGTCAGGTCGCTGGTGCTGTTGGCCCCCACGCCGTTGACCAGTAACGGCGAGTAGCTCAGGGTCAACTGGTTGGCGAACTGGACGGTGCCCTGCACGAACAGCGTGCCATTGAGCGTAGCGTTGCCCTGCACAGTAAGCGTGCCGCCGACAACCTGATTGCGCCCCAGGTACAGATCACGGGGCCTGTTCGCGCCGCTCGCACCGATGTCGAGGACATTGTCGCTGACCGTTTGCAGGTGGCCCGTGCTCAGAATCTGCCAGCGGTCCGTCTGCGACGTGACAAACCTCAGCGTGCTGAAGGAGGCGTAGTAGATGCCGGTGCCACCGGCATCGCTGGCAAACGCATAGCTCGGCTCAACGGCTGAGCCGTCCGGTGCATACAGTGGCCAGGACACGCCCGTCGCAGGCGTCGTCCAACTCAAGGCATAGTCGCTGTTGCTCGACTTGCTGAGGATCTGTCCGGTCGAGCCACCCACAGGCACGGCGCCGGGACCGATGAACGAGGTCGCCGCGTACACCGTGCGAGGCCGATTGGCACTACTGGCCCCGATGTCCACGGCGTTGTCGGTGACCGCCAGGAAGCTACCCGTGGCGTTGTCGATGCGCCAGCGAGACGTGTTGTTGGTCCGGAACTCCAGCGCACCGGCAGCGACACCGATAGAGGTTGTCCCAGCCGCGCCCAGCATCAGCGCGTTCGGGTCGTTGCCGACCAGCAGCATCTCAGAGGCGTACACCCGCCTGGGGCGGCTGGCCGCGTAGGCCCCAATGGAGTAGGTCGCAT